TAAAACTACAATAAAAAGGAACAAGTAACATGAACCAAGTAGCAACAAAAAAAGAAGGAGCATTGGCGACATTCGATATGGAAGCTGATGCAAACCAAGGAGCTCAAAATATATCGCAAGAAGATCTTGCGTTGCCTTTCTTAAAAATTTTGGGACAACTATCTCCAGAGGTAAACAAAAGAGATGGTAAATATGTTGAGGGCGCGGAACCTGGTAAAATAATAAACACCGTCACTAATCAATTGTATGACAGTATTAACGTAGTACCATGTCATTACAAAAGACAATACATTGAATGGGCAGACAGAGGCACTAGCACTGGTGCACCTGTTGCAATTCACGAGGCAGACAGTGATATTGTAAGTCAAACAACTAGAGGTAAAGATTATAAAGATAGATTACCAAATGGTAATTATCTAGATAATACCGCTAATCATTTTGTACTTGTGGTTGGTGATAACCCAGAGACAGCACTGATATCCATGAAATCTACTCAATTAAAAGTGAGTAGAAAGTGGAATTCAATGATGATGGGTATTAAAATGCAAGGTAAAAACGGTTTGTTTACGCCGCCTACTTATAGCCACATTTACAAACTATCAACCGTTCAGATGTCTAACGACAAAGGAACATGGTTTGGATGGGACGTATCAAAGGCTGGGCCCGTTGAAGATAAAACTATTTACGATATGGCAAAAAGTTTTGCTGTTAGCGTAGGTAAGGGTGAGGTAGAGGCCAAGCATAGTAACGAAGAAACCATTAAAAAATCTTCTAACTACTAAACATATCCTAGGTAGTGGGCGTCTAAGCGAGAGTGGAAACGCCCACGTATAATGTATGATAGAAGATAACATAGAAAGATTTAAGAAAATATTTGTAGGTTTAGAGCGTGCTCATGGTGTCACCATTGTTGGTGAATCCAATGGTAGCGGCACTAAAATAAAGGGAAAATCTTTTGTAAAAAGAGAACCTGTTACAACAGAGCTGTGGGAAAAACATTTACAGGGATTAGATAGTCTAGGTGTTATACCTATTAATGATGATAACAAATGTAAATGGGGATGTATAGATATAGATTCATACGCAGGTTTTGATCATAAAAAATTAATAGACAAAATATTTAATTTACATTTACCTTTAGTTGTATGTAGATCAAAATCTGGAGGTGCACACGTTTTTTTATTTACAGGAGATTATGTATCAGCAAGTTTGATGCAAGATAAATTAAACGAAATTAGATCTGTGCTAGGTTATGGTGGATCAGAAGTTTTTCCAAAACAAAGAGAATTAAAATCGAAAGATGATACAGGAAATTTTTTAAATTTACCATACTTTAATGGTGATAATACAACAAGATATGCCTTTGATAGAATGGGTGTAGCTGTTAATCTAG